AAATTCGCTCGTTGATAAATATGAGCTACGACCATATTTAAATGATGGCAAGCTCCTTAAATACGATGAACAGTATTTAATACTGTTCGACGAACCGAGAAGTTCTAAAACTACAGAGACCGAAATGTCTAAAAACTAGCTGAATGCACTTTAGCGGTATCGCCGCATGTCATATAGACCATTTGTACAATTTATTTATCATGTTTAGTATTAAGCCAAAACTTAAAACAAAACCCTCCCAAATAACATCCAACTGTTGTGTTGGTGACAAAGTCTGCGTGTGCAGACATTGTTATTATCATAATCCTGAGTCGAAGGATGCTCGAGTTTATTTAGATCATTTGATCAGACGTGAACTGGAGGAAAGGAGACTCAAAGTAGAAGATGAAGTGATTCAGGTTCAATCTGGTTCTGAACAGGTTTCCAATGTTAAAATTGAAGACACGTGTAATGAAACAGAAATGAATCTTGAATTTAGTGATGCCGTTCAACAATATAGCTTGGTAATCGGCGACCAGATCTCAGATCCGACCTTTGGAATGTCCAAAGTCGGTGATGCGGATGGTTTAGAGCATTTTCTCGAACGTCCTGTCGAGATTTTCTCTAAAACTTGGCAAGTTGGTGAATCACCAGCTTATGTCAATGAGATTAACCCGTGGGTTTTATTTTTAAATAACTCGCGTGTTTTGAATAAACTTGAGACTTTCAAGTTATTACAGGGCAATTTGAACATTAAGATCATGGTCAATGGTTCACCATTCCATTATGGTCGCATGTTCTTTGGGGTTAGACCCTCGGTATACGATAACAATCCGTTAAATATTGGCCCAAAAGTGCAATTAGTTTCGCCTAATTTTCACGACCAGGCTAATTCGGATAGGACAATGCCATGTATGCAAAGTTTGTATTCACAGCGTCCTCACGTATTCATTGATCCGTCTACTAATCAACCCCAACACATTACCTGGCCGTTTTTTGCAGCTGGTAATAATATAGATCTCATGCAATCCTTTACGTTTAGACGTATGGGAGTAATAGAGATTTGGGAGCTTAATTCGCTTGCACATGCAAACGGTGCTACAGATTCAGTTGAAATAACTATGTTTGCTTGGATGTCCAATGTTAAACTAGCGGGTCTATCTCAAGGCATTGTTACACCCCAGTCAGGGGTTAGAATGCGCAAATCGAAGAATAAACCTAAATTTACTGCCAAGTCTGGTGCAGACGAATATAGCAGTAATGGTTTAATTTCTGCTCCAGCTACTACGCTAGCTAGCTATGCCAATTATTTTACTGAGATACCATATATTGGTGCTTTCGCGAAAGCTACCAATATTGCTGCGTCTGCTGTTGCAGGTGTTGCAAAGATTTTTGGTTATTCTCGGCCGCCCATTTTGACTGATACGATGTTTGTTCGTCCACAGCCCCTGGGTAATTTGGCTAACACCACTGGTGCAGATCCA